GTCCGTCGGTCGTTAATAACATGGGCCTAGAAAACCTTAATAAACCTGCCTGCAAGGCTTATATAGCTGAATTACAACAACGATTTAGACAAACTACAGATCATAGAGTAGCAACCATAGAAGAACGTCGTAACTTACTTACTCAATGGATTTACAGCGACGACGTAAGATATAACGACAAACTTAAAGCTCTCGACATCTTAAATAAAATGGATGCAGCTTATGAACAGCGTATCAAAATGGATACGACAATTAATAATCCGGTCCAATCGTTAACGACAGAAGAGCTTCGAGCTCTAATTGAGAAAGAACCCGATTAACTTTCCCTATGTATTTTCGATTACATGCGAACATATACGAACACCAAAAGGAGGTGATACGAATTCAAACTACAGGCCAAATGAGAATGACACCAGAGCTAAAACAACGTCTTCAATACGAAGCACGTTTAGAGCTCGCTCGACGTGATTTCTTCGATTATTGCGAATTAATGGCTCCCGACTTCTATAAACGGTCGCGCCAATATCTCATTTATTTAACCTCGGTACTTCAGAATTTCGTAACACACTCCAATAAGAAAGTATTAGTCGTATCAATGCCACCACGATCTGGTAAATCTAGAACAGCTACTAAATTCGTAGAGTGGTACCTCGGTAAAGATCCGACACAAAAGATTATGACGGGTTCCTATAACGAAACACTATCGACACAATTCGCTAAATCCGTCAGAAATGCTATACAGACTAATAAAGCCGATCCATTTACACCGGTTTATTCCGATGTGTTCCCCGACGTAAGGATTAAACAGGGTGACGCAGCTATGAATATGTGGTCCTTAGAAGGCCAGTATTCGTCTTATCTTGCTACATCTCCTTCGGGTACTGCTACCGGTTTCGGGTGTTCTTTAATGATCATAGACGACGTAATAAAGAATGCTCTCGAAGCTAATAACCAACTCACTAAACAAGCGCATTTTGAATGGTTCACTAATACGATGTTATCTCGTTTAGAAGAAGGCGGCAAAATCATTATTATTATGACTCGCTGGGCTTCCGACGATTTAGCTGGCCGTATTATTAATCACTTCCAGGACGATGCTGAAGTTGTATCGCTTAAAGCACTACAAGACGACGGTACGATGTTATGCGACGAAGTATTATCCCGTGAATCATACGAAGAGAAGAAGAAGTTAATATCTCCCGATATCTTTTATGCTAACTATCAGCAAGAGCCGATCGACTTAAAAGGTCAACTGTACTCATCCTTAAAGACTTACGATACGCCACCTCAATTCGAACGTATCGAAGCATACACCGATACAGCAGATACTGGCTCTGACTATTTATGTTCGATTATTTACGGCATATATCAGAAAGAAGCCTACATACTCGACGTCATATATACGAATGATCCGATGGAGATAACAGAACCGCTCGTAGCTAAACATCTATACGAATATAAAGCGAATATTGCTCACATCGAGTCAAACAATGGCGGCCGAGGCTTTAGCCGACAAATCATTCATTATCTAACTAATACCTATAACACTAACTACACTACAATAAAAGCTTTCCATCAATCTAAGAATAAACAATCCCGTATTTTATCTAATGCGACCTGGGTTATGGAACATATTTACTTCCCGTATAACTGGCACAATAAATATCCAGAATTCTATAAAGCCATCACAAGCTATCAGCGTGAAGGTAAAAACCTACATGACGATGCTCCCGATGCACTTACAGGCGTCGCCGAAAAGATTAATACACAAACACCGACATTTGAATTCGTATAAGAAAGGACCCTAATGCTAAACGAAGAATGGAACGATATCATACGTAAGCATGCCGGTATGTCCGAGTCCCAATTCGTGCAAGCAGAACTCGAAGCGTTTCTATACTCTAAAAAACGACAAGAGATACTCCAGGCACGTAACTACTATCAAGGTAAACATAAACTACCAGAACATGTAGTAATGGACTCTAACGGCAATCCGACCGATGCTAAAGGTACGATTCCTAATAACAAGATTATTAATAACTTATTCGATGATTTAGTCGATCAAAAGACTAATTATCTATTATCAAAGCCTATCGACGTTAAATCCTCGATCGACTTAACAGACTTCTTTAATAAGAACTTCCAGCGTACATTAAAGAATCTAGGTAAAGATGCTTATATCGGTACGATAGCTTACCTACATCCTTATATCGATAATCAAGGCAACTTCAAATTAAAACGAATGAAGCCCGAATTCGTTATCCCATTATGGCACGACGAAGAACACGATTCACTCGATGCTTTTATTTATTTCTATGAATTCGAAGTATATATGACACCGAAGACTAAGACTTCCTTCTATAAAGTCGAATATTACAAACCAGAAGGTGTTACTTACTACGACTACATCAATGGAACACTTCAACCAGATACGACTAAAGCATCTAAACCTTATATTCAAAGCAGCGGACTTTCTTATAATTGGCAATCGGTTCCCTTAATCTGGTTCCGATCTAATTCAGAAGAAGTACCGTTACTCTCCAAGATAAAGCCACTACAAGATGCACTTAATCAGATGCTTTCTAATTTTGCTAATGTAATGTCTCAAGACGTTCATAATACAATCCTCGTTATCAAAGGTTATGACGGTGAGAACTTAGCTAACTTCCGAGAACAGTTAGCACGTTATGGAGCAATTAAGATTACGTCTTCGCCGGAATTCGAATCTGGTGTCGAAACACTTAATATCGAAGTTAACGCTTCTAACTATGAAACGATTATTAAGCTTCTTGAACGAGCTATTATCACGAATGGTCGAGGTTTCGATGCTAAAGATGATCGTATGGCTAATAACCCTAACCAGATGAACATTAATTCAATGTACTCTGATATCGATCTCGATGCGAATGAAATGGAAACCGAATTCCAGGCATCACTCGAGCGCTTATTAACATTCATTAATGCATACCTTTCATTATCTAACAAACCTATATCTAATGATACGGTATTTATATTTAACCGAGACTTACCATTAAACCAATCTGAATTAATCGATGCATGTCGTAACTCTACCGGTATTATCTCCGAAGAAACGATAGTCGCTAACCATCCGTGGACACTCGATACTAAAGAAGAACTTGAACGTATTAAGAAAGAACGTAACGAGGTACTAAACAATGATGTACTGGGAACAACGCTTTCTTAATTTAAAAGAAGATGGCTTACACGTAGCACAGTCCTCTTACGAAGATCTAACTTCGATCTATGCGTATTCTTTAAATAAATACGAAAACCAGATAGCCGGTTTTATTCAAAAATACGCAAATTCTAATAATCTATCCCTTGCCGATGCTAAGAGACAGTTATCGGCACGAGAATTAAAAGACTTCAAGATAACGCTTAAACAATATATTAAGCTAGCACAACAAAAGAACCTATCCCCGAAACAAATAAAGCTTCTTGAAAACGCTTCCTTAAGAGCACGTCTATCACGCCTAGAAGAATTATGGATTCATACCTCACAGTTTGTCGAAATCTTAGCACAAGAACAGCATACCAATATTAACGATGCACTAAATAAAGTTTATAACTCGACCTACTACGAAGCCGCATATCTTACACAATTATTACAAGGCAAGTATCAAACATTCAGACAGATACCTAAGAAAGCAATTCAAGAAGCTATTAATACGCCGTGGAACAACACAGACTTCTCACAACGTATCTGGGATCAACGAGATAAGTTAATCACGAAGCTACAGCAAGAGATAACACGTTCCTTTATTGCACAAGAACCAACAGAACGCATTACAGAACGTATATCTCAAGCTTGTAACGTACAAATGTCGAATGCACGACGCCTCGTCGAAACAGAAGTAGCTTACGTACAAGAATTAGCACTTAATAACACGTTTAAAGAATTAAACGTTAAGCAATATCAGATACTAGCAACCCTCGATAAGCATACATCGTCCGTATGCCGTCACCTCGATAAACATATCATCGATCGTACCGACTTTAAGCCTGGCATTACGGCTCCACCGTTCCATCCTTATTGTCGTTCTACGATGATTCCATATGTACCGTTACAATCGCGGGCATCACGACCAGATCAGAAGACGGAATTTGTACCCGATATATCTTACGAGGAATGGGAAGCTACATACGTAAAGTAGCGCCGCTAGACAACATTCATTCATTTATTTAACCCTTGCCTTTTTAAATAAGTTAAAGGCGATAAAGAACAACTTATTAAATCCTTTAAATAACTTGTGAGATGTTACTCACGAAAATAAAACGAATTCATTATAGGAGAAACAAAACAATGACTAAAGAAGAATTACTTGCACTTAATCTAACAGAAGAACAAGCTACAGCAATTATCGAGGATTATGGCAAAAACTATGTAACAAAGTCTCAATTTAACGAGA